TACGTTGTTGTTGGATGGGGTAGCGGAAGGATATGACCTAAGTGGCGCTGCTTATGATAGTGTTAGCTTTAGTGTGGCTGGGCAGAATACTGACCCAACGGAAGTTGCATTTAACGGTGACGGTACAAAAATGTACATGATGGGGCTTACAGGTGGGTGTACTATATACCAATACAGCCTATCATCTGCTTTTGATGTAAGCACAGCATCGTATGATAGCGTTAGCTTTAGTGTAAATTCTCAGTCTCCATATTCTTATGGATTTAGTTTTAATGACGATGGGACTAAGATCTATGTTCTTGGTAATACTGGTTCTATTTATCAATATAGCCTATCAACTGCATTTGATTTAAGTACCGCATCGTATGATAGCGTTAGTTTTAACGCTGGCTCCCAAGATGTAAATACATACGCAATAAAGTTCAACAGTGCTGGAACAAAGATGTACATTAGTGGTGCTGGCGCACCCGCAAGCATCTATCAGTATAGCCTATCATCTGCTTTTGACCTAAGCACCGCATCGTATGATAGCGTTAGCTTTAATGTAAGCAGTCAAGAAACCTCCCCTTACGGGCTGGTATTCAAGTCCGATGGGACTAAAATGTATGTTTCTGGGTTTAGTTCAGATAGCGTCCATCAGTACAGTTTATCATCTGCTTTTGATTTAAGTACTGCTTCATACGACAATCTTAGTTTTAGTTTTGCAAGCCAAGCGACGTTTCATTACTCCCTAACTTTGAGTGCGGATGGAACTAAAATGCACATACTGTCAAGCACGGACACCATTTACCAATACACCACAGGTTCTGCCTACACAGTCACCTACGACAGCGCCATACAGTTTGGCGGGGGTACAGCCCCAGACAGCCCTCTAGCTAATGAAACAGACGTGCTGTCGTTCAGTACCCGTGACGGTGGTACTAGCTACCAAGCGATGCAAGCAATAGATGGAGCTAAGTAATGGCTAACGATAAAGACTTCATCCTAAAGAACGCCATTGAAGTTGGTGGCAGCACCAAGGTTACTATCGGTGATGCCCCTGCTAGTGGGAGTAAAGTTGTTGCGTATGACCTAAGTGTAGCTGCTTATGATAGCAAGAGTTTTAGCGTAGCTGGACAAGAGGCATCCCCAATTGGTGTAACCTTGAGTCTTGATGGCACTAAGATGTTTGTTATGGGTTTTGCTGGAGATGATATAAACTTGTATAACTTAGGTACGGCTTTTGATGTATCTACCGCCGTATCTACTGGCACAGCTTTACCTGTAGGAAGTCAGGATAATACACCTTGGGCATTTGATTTTAAACCTGACGGCACTTCCATATACATGGTGGGTAGTCAGAATCACACAGTCTTCCAGTATAATCTCAATTCAGCTTTTGATATTAACACTGCTGGTTATGCTAATAAAAGTTTTAGCGTATTAACCCAAGCATCCTCTGCTAGAGGTTTAACATTTAAGCCTGACGGCACTAAAATGTACGTCCTAGATAATGGGGCAGATGACATTCACCAGTATAGTTTAAGTACAGCATGGGACGTGTCAACTGCAAGTTATGACAGCGTTAGTTTTAGCGTGACCTCTCAAGCTAACAGCCCTTATGGTATTACTTTCAATGCAGATGGCACTGAGTTATTCTTGGCAGGCCACACCGTCGGCGCTGTATACAAATATGCACTCACAACCGCATATGACATTTCTACGGCATCGTATAGTTCTATATATTTTGATTTTAGCTCTCAAACAACTACGCCCACAGATGTATTCTTTGCTGATAGCGGTAAAAAGATGTATATAAACTCGTATGGTGATGACACCATCTACCAATACACCACAGGCTCCACTGTAGCCACAGCCACCTTCGACACATCCACAGGCAACTACTTCACGCACACGCCCAGCGCAGACGCAGAGTATGGCTTTAGCAATGCGGGTGATGTGCAGACGTTTCAGCTAGAGGTGACGGGTAATCAGAGTGTTGTTGGGTATGACTTGGCTAATGCCTCTTATAGTAACAAGATGATAAACTTGAGTACCACTGCTCAAGATATGGAGGGCATATTCTTTAAGCCTGATGGTTTAACTTTCTATGCAGTGACAAGAAAAGACGCTGACAGTGTAAAGCAATACAGTTTAACAACTGCTTGGGATATATCAACTTGCAGCACAACTGCTACCTCGTCAATCACCGTTCAAACTCAAAACAATTCTATGGAAGGGTTATTCTTTAAGCCAGGTGGAACAAAAATGTATTTGGCAGGTAGCTTCCCGAATCAAGAAGTATACGAATATGACCTGAGTACAGCATGGGATTTATCTACTGCTAGTTATAATAGTGTTTCTGTTGACGTAAGTGCTAACACAGAGAATCCTAGAGATGTAACCTTTAAGTCTGATGGTACAAAGATGTACTTATCAGATTCTAATTATGTAGAAGAGTACGCATTATCGACAGCATGGGATATTACTAGCGCAACTCATACAGTTAGGAGTTCTGCTTTTAGCACCATAGGTGGTAACACTAATGTTATGGCCTTGGCGTTTAACGCAGACGGAAGTAAACTGTTTGCTGGTAGCGCAACAGGCGGTAGAATTAGTGAATACGATCTGACTACAGCTTACGATGTTTCAACACTGCAAACATCTACAGTTGATTATTATGTAACCTCAGCAGATGCAAGTTTTACAGATATTGGAGCTATATTCTTCGGTGATGGGGCAGGTAAGATGTATGTCACTTGGAGGGGTGGAGGTAGGGTCTACCAGTTTAACACAGACGCCACTACACCCATCACAATCACATGGGATGCAGACATAGAGTGGGGCGGCGGTACAGCACCTGATAGCCCTGCCGCTAATCAAAAAGACCTATACACAATAACGACAGACGATGGCGGCACAACTTACTTTGGTGTCCCATCTGGTGTTGCATTTAGCTAAGTGGAGAGTGAAGCATGGCTAACGACAAAACTTTTAAGATTAAGAACGGCCTGAGTGCCACTAGGTACTTGCAGAGTAGCACGGCAGTAGCAGCCAGCGATGTTGATATGTCGTCTGGTAGCTACTTCACCAAGACGCTATCGGCTGACATTACGTTTACCTTTAGCAACCCACCAGCGTCAGGTAGTGCTGGCAGTTTTGCGTTGGAGGTCACTGGTGCTGATGTGACTGTTGGGTATGACTTGGCTAATGCAGCTTACGACAGTGTTACTTTCAGCTTTTCTGCTCAAGATAACGGGGGAAGAGGCTTGTTCTTTAAACCCGATGGCACAAAGTTTTATATAGCTGGCGATGGTGGTAATGACATAAATGAGTACAGCATGTCTACCGCATGGGATTTATCTACAGCTAGTTATACAACTGTCTTTTCTGTTTCGTCACAGGACACAAGCCCTTATGAAGTGTTCTTTAAGCCTGATGGCACTAAGATGTATGTAATGGGTGACAGTAATAACTCTGTTTTTCAGTACTCCCTAAGCACCGCATGGGATATATCTACGGCAAGTTATGATAGCGTTAGCTTTAACGTCTTATCGCAAGAAGGTTCTCCTTATGGATTAACTTTCAAACCTGATGGCACCAAGATGTATATATCAGGTGAACAGCAAGATACTGTATTTCAATATGGATTAAGTACAGCTTGGGATTTAAGTACAGCATCATACGATAGTGTTAGCTTTAGTGCGTCTGCACAAGAGGCCTCAGTAACCGCTGTAGAGTTCAGCAGCGATGGAACAAAAATGTTTGTTATTGGTTACTCAGGTGATGATGTAAATGAGTATGCTTTGTCTCCAGCATGGGATTTGTCTAGTGCATCTTACGTTCAAAACTTCAGTGTTGCTGCGCAAGCAACTTTTCCAGCAAGTATTAGGTTTAAACCTGACGGTACAAAAATGTACATCTTGAAAGACCCCAGTAACTTCTACCAATACTCTACAGCATCATCCACACCAGCCACAATAACCTACCCTGCGTCAGTCAAGTGGTCAGGAGCCACAACCCCAGATGCACCTGCGGGTGGCGAGAAGGATGTCTACACATTCGTAACAACTGATGGTGGGACTACCTACTACGGCAAGCAAGCAGGAGATGCAGTAGCATGAGCAATGTAGCAATGATGATGGGCTTGAGTAGTGGTGCTGGGGGTGGTTGGTCAGCCAACTTTGCAAATGCTTCTTATGATAACGTGTCGTTTAGTTTCTCTGGACAAGCAAGCAACCCAAGGGGTTTGTTCTTCAAGCCCGATGGTACAAAAATGTACACTGTATGTAACGTAACAGATTCCGCATTTCAGTATTCATTAAGCACCCCGTGGGATGTATCAACTGCATCTTATGACAGCAAATCGTTTAGTACGGGTGGATTTGAAACACAGCCATCTAATATAAACTTTAATGATGATGGCACACTAATGTACATTACTGGCTACACTGGTGATGATGTTAATAAGTTTGAACTAACAACAGCATGGGATATTAGTACAGCTACTAATATGGTTACAACATCTATAAGCTCTCAAACCACTTCCCCGTATGGTTTATGTTTTTCTAATGATGGTACAAAAATGTACGCTATGGGTATAATAACTTCCACTTACGGAAGAATATTTCAGTACACTTTATCAACTGCGTGGGACACAACAACACTTAGTTATGACAGTAAATACTGGCAGGGCGAAGTATCTGGCGGTCTATTTATAAACCCTGATGGCACGGAAATGTATATCGTAGATTTTGAGTGGGGTGACGTAGTACGTTACTTATCGTTAAGCACGGCCTATGATATATCTACAGCTACAGAGGTGTCATCGTTTAGCGTGAGTGCGCAAGGCGGCTCTCCCTCTGGAATTTTCTTTAAACCAGATGGTAAGAAAATGTATGTCAGCGATTACTCCGTAGATAATGTATTCCAATACTCAACAGCCTAACCAAGGAGAAAACTAAATGTCTTACGTTAAGATAACAAACGGGGCAGTAGCTCAGTACCCATACTCAGTGGGCCAGTTACGCCGTGACAACCCCAACGTATCATTCCCACGCAATATCCCCCTGGAGATCATGAGGCGGTACGGTATGCGCCCTGTCACAGCAGAAGCAATGCCTGAGTATGACCCACTGACACATAAGGTAGTCACAGCTACGACACCGACACGGGGTGTTGTACGTCTGATGACTGAAGCTGATGCGACTGACCCTATTACTGAAGAGGTAAACACAGACCTCATTGGTACGCCTATCTATGGCAACGACTGGGTGCTAACACGCACTGTGGTTGAGCTAACTGCTGATGAGATTGCAGC